TCCACCTCATCAAATACAGGTATATTATTCCGATTGCTTATAATGCTTATACCTTTTGCTGGAATAGAATTAAAAGCCGGATCATAAGAAGGGATGTTACACCAGTTGAAGTTAAATTCAGTAAGATTCTTCCATTCCGAGAATCTTCTCCAATTAGAATCAGGATTATCAGCGAAATTAAAAACACTGTTACATCCGAAATACCTCAGATTTTTCATATTTAAAAAACCTTCCGGCCAATTGTCCCAAACACCAGGATGAGAAAAAGACCCCATCTGTATATTACGAAGATTAACGCTCTTACCTATCCTGTCATATGGGATATCACCATTTTTAAGAACGGATCTGACCATAGCCAAATAAGTTATATTAGGTAGATTAACTACAGGAAACTTATGGAGGACAATACCCTCCATATTGAACTCCCCATCGATTACGTTAGAGAACCTCATCGTAACCTCCCTACGCCTGATATCGCTATACTTATGTGGAGGAACCGGTATATACTGAGACCCATCCTCCTTCCTATACCACCATGTAGTATCGTCAGGATTCTTTTTGTACTCAATATCTAAAGACCTGAATACTATCCTATAACTACCGTCAGATATCTTGACCAAAGGGTATTGATCCTTTGTCCCATCACCCCAATCGACGTCCACGAATCCTGGATTGTTTGCCGAGAACCTGAGATTACGATTAAAATTATTTAAATCTACTATCGGATCAGGCACATAATCAGCATTCCTCCCATTATAACAAGGGAACCTATCCTCGTTAACATAAAACGTCACCGAGGACAAGACCGTATCATATCCTACCAAAAATCCCATATCAGCTAATTGATGTTATATCATAAGACACCCATTCCTTGTATCCATTAACCATCTCATATACCTTGTTGATGATCTTACATACGACAGCGAATCCGATATCCACGTTAGGGAACTTCTCGTTAAGCTCATCTATCGTAAGATCCTTGGTTATGCTCTCGTCCCATTTACGCATCTCCTTTACCTCCATAAGGATCGGTTTTCCGGTTATGCCTACGCTCATAACCCACTCTCCCTCACGATTGGCATCCGCCAGATCGGGGAAGATAGTAACGCCAAACAACTCCGTGAGCACGAACTCATCGCCGTTCCGGGTAAACGACACCGCCGCTCCGGGGGTCAAGACTACCTCGTTCACAGCCAGCATACTCACCAGCTTCTTGGCTCCCCCTGATACAGTACCATTCAACACGACAGTCACGTTACCCGTAGCACTATTAACGAACTTGATATCATTCTTCTCGCTATTTATAGCCTGTAACCTAGACCCAGATACGATATTTACGATCTCATAATTCTTGTCGTAAGTGCTTTGCAACGTAACATTACCATATCTTGTATCAATCAACGTAATCCACTTAGCCTTACCACCTACTATCTCAACAAGCTTATAAAACACGTCATTGCCGTCAGCGTCAACCCATCTAGCTATAGCACCCGGAGCGAAATTAGTCACCTCCCGATTTTGAGTATAACTTATAGTGCTTTCCGTAGGCTTGTTAGCCAAAGTAACGTAAAGACATTGCTCTACATCGGCCTCCATCTTAACTATCCCAGCACCATCGTAATAATAATCAGGTACGTTTTTCTCTCGTATCAACAAGATGGTACCTTCCTTAAGCTTATCGGCGTTAGTTGGATCATCCACGAAAGACTTCATCTGGATATAAGTATCGAAGATAATAGACGTACTCTTATCCTCTATCTTCTGATTGATATCATTGACAATATTATTAATCTCGTCTTTCGTATAATAAGGAGATAAATCAACCTTCGGACCTTCCTGCTCTAAAGCCTGAGTTCCATCCCACCAATAATCAGGTACATCCTGCTCCCTAATCCAGAGGCTGTCACCCACACGGAGCTTAGCCGTGTTCTCCGGGACCGCCAGCCACTCATTCATGGCATCGACCGTATCAAAGATATACGCCGTGTTCTTGCCCTCAGCTATACGTCTTACGACAGCCAACTCGCTCTCGACATCGCTAAGTCTTTCCTTTATATTATTGATCTCTCGCTCTAACTTATCATAATTATCCTCCTGATCTATAGCGTCGCCGATGGACATATAAACCTCGTTAGTGAGCTTATTGTAGGTAACACGAGCCACCTTCTCGTAGGATGTCTTATACGTAGATGAACCCTTACTGGTATGACAAACAAAATCATAGGTATTTTGATACACCACAGATCCACCGGTATTGATGAAATTATATCCATCTTGGCTCATCGTACCTCCCTTGTATCCAACAAGTTCAAAAGAACATTTACCCGTACCTTTAGATCCAAACCATGTAGCGTAGGCCATGAAATACGTCTCTTCAGGTAGGATATCATAATATTTAGCCCTTAAATCCTTCACCGACATCCAAACACATTCCTTACCAGAACCGGCATTATCACCACCCCATTTAAGAACTTTTCTAACAGAGCTATCTCCATTTCCGGGGCCAGACCAACCTACAGCAAGATTATCTATGGTGGGAACATTAGAATTAAGGGCTTCCGTCATCGTGTCCAAGTCCCTTCCGGAACTTGATTCCCATAAATATCTGAACGTCACAAAATCAACATCCCCGATCTTAATGCCTCCGGTATTACTAGGATATGTTTTTGTGACTAACTCATAATACCATTTACCATCACGGAAAGTAGCCCTTATCCTCTCTACTTGCTTGGGGGATATAGAGACATATGATCCGCCAACGGAAACGTTATCGCCATCAACCGCACGGGAAGTCCCATCCTTTGGATCCTCAGGGTCCACGGGGGTGTAGATCGTAGCCTGCTTATCTCCGGCATTGATAACAACTATATAATAGCTATCCCCGTCAAGACCCTCATTATGAGCCATGGTTACAAAGCCCTGCTCGCTATCCGGCCTCCATTCAACGACAACCATATGCTTATCCATAGGTATACCGGAAACGCTGTTAACGTAATTGGTTGACGACATGAAAATGGCATGATCATCATAAGCCTCATCAACACGTTGATGCTTAGTAGCCAATCCGTCAAGACGTGATATCTCAATGGGGTCAGTTACCTCGACCCCATTATAATCATACCACTTATATCCTATCATCGTATTCTCACGACGATATTTCCTTTTTCTTATGACCTCACCGCCGGCTAGGGCGTCAATCATATAATAATCATTACATACCTTAACCATGACCTTGATATTAACAGGTTTGACATAAACAAGCCACGATAGTAGCGCCATCGGGGATGGAGGTCAGCGTAGTCCCTACCGGGTAGGTAGTAGAGGATGACTCCATCACCATCAACGACGTCCGCTCTACGACCATATTGTTATCAATCAACCGGCTCCCCTCCACATAGAACCGGCCATCGGCCACCTCATAGCACTCTCGCACCGGAACCATATGTCTTTGGCTCTTATCCGCGTAATCGCAGATCGTCACCTTAGCCCCATCCGGTATAGACGTAAGCTCATCACCTACATTATAATCAGGATGATCAGAGTACACGACATACAATATAGACTTAATATCCTGCAATGCCGGATTGACTGTCCTGAATCCCTTCAAATGTATCTTATGACCACCGATCTCATAACAATCATCCACGTCCATGATATTAAGATCACAACTGATAACCGTCCAGCCGTTAATAACCGTCTGCGTAGGGGTAGTATTGATAGGATGATCGGGGTCGGTAGACTCAACGATCTTATAGTCGAAAGTCTTTACATCCAGATTTCCGTTCAACGATTCCTGTCTCCTGATCTTCACCGTACCCTTTCCGGTATCATAACAAGTCTCAGTGGTATCTATAAGTCGATCCATATAATCCGGCTCCTCGCATTCGATACGAGTGAAATTAGATGGCAAAGAGGTATATTGAGTACCAACATGGATATCATTGTCTGTAGAACTCAATACATGATGATTATACGACCTAACATGATTTAAAGGGTTGATAACGTAAGTGGATTTAATCCTTACCGATCCTCCCGGTGTCGAGTAACATTCTATCGCATTTCTGGTAATACGATCATCCAACCTTTCTAGAGCACACCTTTCACGGATAAAATCCGCAGGGATATTATTTATCCTATTTCCTAGCCCATACCTATTATCAGACGAGTCCACAATCTCCCAGAACTGGTTTCTTTTCCCAAGATCACCGTCATAAGACACCACATGTCTCATACGCACGCTTCCGGCTGATGTCTTGTAACACTCCTCGATATCAATAGGCATCCTATCTTCCATATCCGTGAAATCACAAGACACCAAAGAGAATCCGTCCGGGAGGGTAGCCAGTTCGGCCCCCGGAACGAAGCCGGCGTCATCCGATTCAAGCACCTCGAAGCGGACGTATCTTGCCTTTATCTTGGAGTCATAAGAAACCAACCTACGAAGCTTGACATTGCCATTGCCTCCGTCATAACACTCGACATAAGACCTGATGTCACGCTCCTCCATATCATCGAAATCACAGACAGTCCTTACCCACGTATCTGGCAAGGAACTGAAGCTGGCGCCCTCAGGTTGTGACGGATCGGTAGTCTCCAGGACTTTATAGCTCTTATCCCTAACTCCTATATTCCCGTCCCATGACGTGAGAACCTCCAGCTTCACCTTACCGGCCGGTGTCTTATAACATTCTACAGTTACCTCAATATCCCGGTCCTCCATATCCGTGAAGTCACAAACGACCTCAACCCAGTCATCGCTTATGCTGGTGATAAACTTACCTACCGGATTCTCAGGATCGGTACTTTGCTTGACGCGATACCATTCCTTTCTGGTACCCATCTCGTAATCAAATATCTTATATCCCTCTATCTGCACCCTTCCGGTTCCGGTATCAAAGCATTTAAGCACCGGTATTATCTCCCTTTGGGTCATGTCCGGGAAATCACATACTATACGACTCCATGTATCGGGTATCTTATCATACTCCGTACCGATAGGATTGCTATCGTCAGTCGTATTTACCACCTCATAATGGGATACCTCCGGGTTCAGGCGGGGGTCTACCGACTCAACGCCCTCGATCTGGACCTTGCCCCCTTCCGTGGCGTAACATTTACTTACGAATATCAACTCCCGATCGGTCATCTCCGCTATGCTACAATCTATAGCTACCCACTCGGCAGGAATCTTATCCAATTCCGTACCAATAGGCGTATCAACATCTGAAGAGTTGATGATAAATATCTTCTCGGCCAATATCTCACCCTTATTATTCATATAGGTATGGATACGAGCCTCTACCTGACCTCCCGGAGTACGATAACATTGGTTGACGATCGACACACGGGCGTCCTTGATGTTAATGAACTGATAGTCCTTTTTAGGAACCTCGCTTACAAGTCTCTTTACTCCTTTATCATCGAAGTACACGTAACACCCGTCATTCCTCATCATGACCGGATACGTCTTTCCGTCTATAACAACACCTGAGAAGTCATCTGGCGGAACGGAGAAACCCATGCTTCCGAATATAGAAGCCAGTCTCTTTAAATACTCATTTATCGCAGACATAATATCATATTTTAATTCTACTGCCTCAAAGATAACAAAAAAAGGAAGAGAATTGAATCTCTCCCCTTTAGGAAATATATGAACGCAAAAAAGGTTCTTTATTTCGGCTCAGTTACGATGGCCGGACCAAGACCAGCGGCAGCACCGATCATATTGATCATCTCCTGAACACCCTCATGAGCGCCATAGCGTACACGTAAGATCAGATTAACCGGATCATCGGCGATAACTTTTCCGAATCCCTGAGCGTATCTATGAGGATTAATCGTGATCTGGAAGTCCACGTATTGGGCTGTTTGTTCAACACGGCTGTATTCGTTCATGAATGTCCGTCCCATGAAATCCTGATGTTTCGGGAAACCGTTGAAATGAGCGTAACCCTTCAACTCGTCATCCATCATATTACCGCCGACATGAGTACGTGGTGCTTTGCTGGACAGTCTCTCGAAATTAAGTTGATCCCACCAGATAGGAGACCCCTCGTCAAGAGAATCAGGATAACCTCCGCTAGCGCCAACGATCTCAACGCTATCCTCTACATAAGTCATTTTATCCATCAAGCACTCTGACGGAGATAATAACATTTCCTTACCACGGAAACGGATACCGCACTTGCAGTTAGTACCAAGTTCCTGAGCCGACTCCAATTTCTTCCACATACGGTTGCGGTAGGACGCCGGAGCCTCGCTGGTGAAGAATCCCTCGAACACCTTGTCGCACTCATCACACAACATGTTAGTATATACCGTTGTCTGGAAGCTATGCTGGCAAGCCGCAGGAGTACCGTAGTCAGTGATCTCCAGTTCCGGGAAAGCCTGTTTGATTTCCTCCAACGCACTGTTTCCGCACTCATCATCCGGGATCGTGATATAATACTTCTCGGTGGATACCTTACAAGAACCACAAGCTGACCAAGAAGCGGTACGAACCGTAGGATTCTCACACATATCGGATGTCTTAGCCACATAGTAGATAATAGCCGTAGGATTGGCCTCCACGAAAGTAGAGATCTCCTCATCCGTCAATTTCTTGGAAGTAGCGGCAATATACAAACCTGATCCCTTGATCTGACTCATCTTATTAACCGTATCGGCTACAACGTTAGGCAATGACTCCACCGTAGTAGACATATCGACACCGTCATCCTCCAAGGAGATAGAATACAGATAACCACCATTAACCTCGATATAGTTAGGAGGACAATCCGTACATCCTTTCATGATAGAGATCAGACGTTGAGTATAATCAGCCGGTTTAGCGCCTTTCTTCATCACCTTATAACGTGACATGCTACCCTCGATAGTCTCACGTACGATCTTCAATCCTGGATATTGAGCGCGGACCTCAGCCAACGCCAGATCATCACCAGTATCGCATACCTCCATGCAATAGAAATTGACATCCTCCGTATCAGGCTCAGTAGCCTCGTTAGTACATCTTGTAACCGGAATGATATCAATATAATCGGATAATTTACCACCACCGGCAATAGGTTGGTTCTTCATCCGCTCGATACACTTCAATACGGCGGGTAACAAATCAACCTCCTCGCAAGGATCACATTCCTCGCATTGATTAGGGGTATTGTCGCAATCATCCAAGAGGATAGCGTCAAAGATCTCAACACGACCTCCCTCGTAGCCAAGAAGCTCGAAAGCCCTGCCGGAGAGAATCAAGCGGATAACGATACGGTCGCCCTTGGAAACGGAGAAAGCCGTGTCGTCAGAGACACCATTGTATCCTAAGATAACGTCATCGACATAAGCGTGATCCTTCTTCGGCCAGGAAGCGTAAATCTCGGTGATCTCATTCAACGAGAACAAAGGCGTGGAAAAATCCTTGTCATATATAGAGCGGGAAGCCGCTTGTTTATTACGACCGATACGGATCTCATAACGCTTATCATTACGAGGCTTACCGGTAAAATCAATCACGGCCTTACAACCGTTCTCGGAAGTATCTTTAGTATCGTAAATACCGATCTGTCCTTCCTTTAATAAGATGGAATCAACATCCACCATCTTAGCGTGCGGGGGTACGAAAAGTACCCGGTCTTGCGGTCTGTGCAACATATTATCAACTTTTTAGTTCAAAAATCATTTACCTAACGCAAACATAATCATAAACAACATCACCGCAATAAAATAAGGTCGTGAGTATACGACATAATATGATGTTTACATTTTATGTAAAACAAAAAGCCTACCCGTTTCCGAGTAGGCTTAATGATCAAACTAACGGTGTTTATTTAAAGGAAGCCACATTATCCTTATCCATCCTATATCTACTTAGTTCATTCTCGTTAAGGTTGAATTGCTTGGCGACCATATCCAAAATCTCCTCCACCAAAGGATCGGGCAGCTCAGGGTCGATGTCCGTGGACCGCTCACCGGCGGCGTTGATGTACCCGGCCAGATCCACCCGAACTGGATTCCGGTAGTAGGTCATCCTGACCTCGTCTGTACGAAAGCCGTCCTCATACACCACGACCTTCCCGTCACCTATGGTGTAGAACGTTTCCCGATAGTCAAAAGAAGGCCTATTGTTATCATCCCCAAGAAGCTCATGGACATTCTCGTTCTTAGCCTCCCACATGACAAAATCTCCAACCTCACA